GTTTCCCAGTCACGATCGAGGTGGGTTCGTGCGTGATCATGGTGCGGATGCATCTATCCTTGAGCAATGCACGCAGGAAGAAGACTACACCCAAAGGCTGGACAACGGCAATGAGATCGTCGTAACAGCTGAATACTTCTTGTTCGTGGTCGGTGAAAATGGAGGCTATGACCCTGCACTGTTGAGCATGACATCAAGCCAGCTGAAGAAAGCTCGTCGTTGGAACTCAATGATGAACCACCTGCGCATTCAGAAGCCAGACGGATCAGGAATCTTTAACCCAGCGATGTTCTACTCCTCTTACAAGCTCACTACAGTGCCGGAGGAGAATGATCAGGGGTCTTGGTTCGGCTGGGACATTGAGTGCCTCGATGGCGACTCTGGAGGCATTTTGAAAAGCCTAGATAATGGGCAGGGCATCTATATGGATGCGCGGTCGTTCAAGGAACAGGTCTCAGAAGGGAGGGTGTCAGCAGCACCAGAAGACGAGCAATTCTGAGAAAGGATGCAGGGGAGGCTTCGGCCTCCCCTAATCTATGGAGGTTAGTTTGAGCGATATAAAAAGATTCATGGCTTTGTTCGATGGTTACGAAAAAGCACATGGCCAATACAGAGTGACAAGCAAAGGCGATGATGGGAAACTTTCCGGTCGTGCCATAACAAATTCAGAACCAGCATCAGTTCAGAACTACACCGAGCACCTCGAGGGTGGGCCATACATACTTGGTGTTATAATGCTGAAGCAAAACAACACATGCTCGTTCGGCTGCATTGACATCGACATTCGTGGTGTTGTCAAACTCGAGGAGCCACTCGAAGAACTCGAGAAAAAAATAAGACACACACCACTCGTCCTGTGTCGATCAAAGAGTGGTGGTGCACACCTCTACCTTTTCTGTGATCCTGCCATCCCTGCACCAGACATGGTGGCGAAGCTCAATGGTTTCTCCGCACAGTTAGGTTACGGTGGTGCAGAGATATTCCCCAAGCAGGTGTCAAGAGCCAATGAGCAAGATCGTGGTAACTGGATAAATCTAGCGTATCATGGTGGGGATGAGTCAGAGCGTTATGCGATCTACGAAGGCAAGAAGCTAGATCTTAAAGGCTTCCTAGACCTGGCTGAAAGCAAGCGTGTCAAGCAGGAGCAGCTGGATAAATTTGAGCCAGAGCTATCAGATGTTTTCGACGATGGACCACCATGCCTTCAACACCTCTCAACAATGGGCTTCCCGGAAGGAACACGCAACGTCTCTCTTTTTAATATAGGTGTTTACTACCGCAAGAAGAACCCAGACGACTGGCAAGAAGAGGTGATGAAGCACAACTACGAACACTTCGATCCACCGCTGTCGAGTGGTGAGGCTGGCGGTGTAATAAAAGCTGTTGCCAAAAAAGAATATGCCTACACCTGCAAGCAAGCTCCAATCTGTAATTATTGCGAGAAGACAAAATGTCTCAAGCGAGCCTATGGAGTTGGCGGTGGCTTTGGTGGCAATTCAATCGAGATCGATTCAATAACAAAATACGAAACTGAGAACAGATCATCCGTGCGCTGGTATGTTGAGATGCAAGGCGAACGCATAGAAGTTACAACAGACCAGCTGCTCGAACAACGCAAGCTCCAGAGGCTTTGTGTTGAGAAGTTGAACAAGTGCCCATCAATCATGCCCCAACCTCGTTGGGAGAGTCGCATCAATGAATTGTTGACTGTTGTTGAGGTCATCAACGACCCTGATGATGCTTCGCCTCGCGGTCAGTTTGAGAAAGTTCTCGATGCATTCCTAACTGGCAAGGTGCAAGCAAGGCATCGTGATGAGATAATGAATGCCAAGCCATGGCATGACCCAGAGGCAGAAAAAGTATATTTCCGCTCCGAAGATCTTTTCATATACTTAGAGGCTAGGCGATTCCGATTCCACTCCCAGCACCAGATATGGTCTTGGCTTAGAGAGGTTGGTGGTGACAGGGACCAGTTTAGGATAAAGGGCAAAGCAATCAAAGTCTGGTCGGTTCCTGCGCCAGAGTTTTATGAAGAGGAGCCGCTAGGGTTGCCTCCAACAATAGAGGAGAATTTTTGATATGATGACAGGCATAATCGTTTGGGGGTGTGTTGTCGTTGCGAGTGAAATTATTAGTGCTTTTTTGCAATGAGTGACGAAGCAGAAGAGCTTGCCAAGGACATGAGAGATTGCCCTTGGTGTGGTGCATACACAAGGTTGAAAAAAGTTGGGGAAGACTGGTGCTGCACTAGCTGCAACCAACCAGTCTCAAAGGTGCAAACAGAATGACATCACCATACGAGCATGGCAAAAAAGTAGAGCAGGAAAAGCAGACCGAGAGATTCAGATCAATGACAGAGGCGAAAATAGAAACTGTCTTATCATCAGTCGAGAACATTTTGGACAAAGGATCGTTTAACTTGTCTATGATCGATGATGTAAAATTTCTTAGAGACTGGGTGGAAAAGGTGAGGCGTGGAAACACAATCTCGCGTTAACATAATCCTCGGACCACCGGGGACAGGCAAGACAACAACACTCCTCAACATTGTTGATGAGGCGATTGAGTCTGGCACACCTCCAGAGCGCATTGCTTATCTTGCCTTCACTCGCAAGGCTGCATACGAAGCTCAAGAGAGAGCCATGGCAAGGTTTGGAATTGACGAGAGCCGATTGCCATTCTTCCGGACACTTCACTCACTTGCATTTCGCCAGCTTGGCATTCAGCGCGATGAGGTTATGACCGAGAGTCATCTGCGCAAACTCGGGAGAACTCTTGGTGTTGAGTTCCGAGGTGTTTATGATGACGCTGTACACATGCCGATCGGTGATGGGCTTGGCGACAAGTGTGCAAGGGTGGAAGCACTAAGCCGAGTCAGGATGTGTTCTATTGAACAGCAGTATGCAATATCTAATGAACCAGACCTAACACTTCATGCATGTCAGCAGTTCGCAGAAGTGAGCAAAAGATATAAGCATGAAAATGGTCTGCTAGATTTTACTGACATGCTCGAGAGATATGATACAGAGTTGGATGTTGACATTTGCATCTTCGATGAGGCACAAGATCTTTCTTCTCTGCAATACAAGATGGCCATCAATCTTTCCAAGGCAGCATCTAAAATTTATATTGCTGGTGACGACGACCAAGCGATATTTGGCTGGGCTGGTGCTGACATAAGAAAGTTCCTCTCTCTCAAAGGCAACCGGATTGTCCTACCGCAGAGCTACAGAACGCCATCATCCATTCACAATTTTTCAAAAGCCATCTGCTCAAGAATAAAAACTCGTTATGACAAAGAGTGGAATCCTAGAGAAGAGCGAGGCAATGTCGAGTGGGTCGCGCATGAAGAGGAGCTGGATCTCTCTGGCGAGGAATCTTGGATGCTGCTTTCCAGATCAAAATTCTTTTTGACCCGGTTCAAAAAAATATGTCAGCAGCAGGGTTATGCTTACAAGATGTTCGGAGCATCATCAACAGACACCAGCGAGACCCGTGCAATAATATCTTGGGAGGGCATGCGCAAGGGCAAAAGCATCTCTGTCTCTGAAGCGAAGAATCTTGTCAAGTTTATACCAACAAAAATTAATCTGCCTGTTCTCCAAAGCTACACAATGAAAGATTTTGGATTTGGCAGTGATGCAAAGCAGCACAACTGGATGACAATGCTGAGGAACATAGCACCAGATGAAAGAGAATATCTCAGGGCATGCTTGCACAATGGAGAAAAGTTCGGCGATGAACCGCGCATTACAATCAGCACCATCCACCAAGTCAAAGGTGGCGAGGCTGACAATGTTGCGCTGGTTACTGACATGGGTGGCTTGTCGTGGAAAGCCAGCACCACAGATGAGGAGATAAGAGTTTGGTATGTGGCAGCAACACGTGCGAGAAAAAATCTGTTTTTGGTCCGGCCCCGCACACTGAAATTTTTTGACATGTAGGTAAACCATTGTTATATAACGAAAAGAAAATACTTTACTTTATATTAACGATGTGCGATAATACCTACATCAACTGAGAAAGGAAATTGATGATGGAAATGATGATAATAGTTAACTGCGAAGACTGCGATGGTTATGGAGTTGTTTCGGACCGCCACCCGATCGTGACTGGGAAAC